CTAATCTCTATGCTCAACGGCATCGCTGGAGCCAACCCCAAGCAAGAGCGTCCAGAGTTTGACGTCATGCGGCAACTGATTGACAAGCTGGATAAGCTCGACCGCGAAGAGCAGCCTATGCGCGTGGATGTTGTAGGCGACAAAGTAACCGTAACCAAAGGTGCTGATAAGGTCAGCGCCGCAAGGGAGTAAACGATGCTGTCATTAATTTCAACCCTCGGGGGTCTGCTGATTTCCGGCCTGCCCAAGCTGTTAGAGTTTTTCCAAAACAAAGCCGACCAAGCGCACGAGCTACGGTTGGCTGCATTGCAAAACGAGCGTGAGCTGGCTATGGCCGCACAGGGGTACGCTGCGCAGTTGAAGATTGAAGAGGTCCGCACAGATCAGGTCCAAATGGAGACCGACGCCCGGATGACGGAAGCAGCTCTCAGCCACGACCAGAAGGTATTGGAGAAGGCCAGCAAGTGGGTTGCAAACTACGTGGGCACCGTCCGCCCCACAGTGACATACATCTTTGTTTTTGAGTTGGTTTGCATCAATGCCTTTATGGCTTGGTACTTGTATCAAACACCCGGCCTGATCACTAGCATTGATGACGTCATCAAGTACGCCGACCTGATTTTCAGCACCGACGAGATGGCGATGCTGGGCGCAATCATTGGATACTGGTTCGGGTCACGTGGGTGGCAGAAGAAATGAAAACTTCGGACGTAGGCATCCACTTGATGCACGAGTTTGAGGGCTACCGAAACAAGCCATACAAATGCAGTGCAAAAATTTGGACCGTTGGGTGGGGCCACGCCATGTACGGCGATCAGTTGCGCCTACCCAACGTGCGTACAGGAACCTACACCGGGATGATCCGAGATGATTACCAACTCAAGCCCGAAGACAATCGCGTCTGGTCGAAAGAGGAACTGGTTGAAATATTCAAGGCTGACCTCGTTTCTTTTGAACGCAGTGTTCTTCGACTTGCTCCCAATCTGGTTAGCCATCAGCGCAAGTTTGACGCTTGTGTCGCTCTGGCCTTCAATGTAGGAAGCGGAAATTTTCAGCGCAGCACCATTCGGCAGAAGATTTTGCGTGAGGATTGGGAAGGCGCTGCCGAGGCGTTCTTGTCTTGGTCCAAGGCTGGTGGAAAAGTCTTGCCGGGGTTGGTACGCCGCCGCAAGGCCGAGATTGCGCTGTTCCTGAGTTAAGTGCGAAAATGTCACGAAACTGAGGTCAACCATGCCCCTGAAGTCCATAATCTTTCGCCCGGGTGTAAACCGCGAGCAAACCCGCTACGCCGCCGAAGCAATCGGTGCTGTTTCTGCATCCACTCAAGTTGCAGGGGGTTGGTACGAATCTGAAAAAGTTCGATTCCGATCAGGAATGCCTGAAAAAATTGGCGGCTGGCAGCGCATTTCGGCGTCTACGTTTCTTGGGGTGGCTCGCTCTTTGTGGAACTGGGTAACTCTGGCTGGCCTGAATTTGGTCGGAGTGGGAACCAACTTAAAGTTTTACCTTGAGCGCGGCGGAGAGTACAGCGACATCACACCACTACGCTCGTACACAGAGTCGCCAGTGACGCTGAACAACCCCTTTGACACCACATCTGGTTCGGCTGTAATCAATGTAAACGACACCGCGCACGGCCTAAGCACTGGAGATATTGCCACATTTTCTGGCGCTGTTGCGGTTGGCGGAATCCCAGAAGATGTGCTCAACACCAACCACAAGGTAACGGTTGTTGGGGCTGATGATTACACGATTACCGTTTTTACAGCAGCAACATCTACCGTCACGGGCGGGGGCGGGGCATCCGTTTCCGCAACGTACACAAAGTTCAATGTCACACTGACCAATCCATTTACGGCGACTCTGAGTTCCTCTGTCTTGCTTGTAACGGATGCGGATCATGGCTGCTTAACTGGAGACTTTGTAACATTCAGTGGAGCCACCGGGCTTGGCGGGAACATCAGTGCTGCTGTGCTAAACCAGCAGTACCAAGTCACGTTTATTACCACTGGCACTTACACCATTAACCTGTCTGTGACTGCCAACGCAACCGACGTTTCGGGCTCCCCGGGCGGCGGCACGGTTACTGCCAAGTACCAAATCAATGTTGCACCAGATTTTCAAGTTCCATTGACTGGATGGGGTGCTGGTACATGGGGGACTGGTGTCTGGGGTGGGACAAGCGGAAGCTCGGGGGTTTCTAACCTTCGGCTATGGAGTCAATTGAATTTTGGCGAGGATTTGATTTTCGCTTTGCGTGATAGCGCAATTTACTACTGGGATGCAACTGACGGAATAACGACTCGTGGGGCTGCGTTGCAAACCTTAAATGGAGCTTCAGATGTTCCAACTATCCAGAAGTTCATCTTTGTGTCCGATGTCAGCCGGTTTGTGTTTGCATTTGGATGCAACGATTACGGATCAGCCATCCAAAATCCCATGCTGATTCGCTGGTCTGATCAGGAGTCGGCAGTTGATTGGACTCCAGCAGCCACAGGACAGGCCGGTAGCATTCAGTTGTCGGATGGCTCTGAATTGATAACTTGCCTTCAAACCCGTCAAGAAATTGTGGTGTGGACAGACTCAGCACTGTATTCAATGCAGTACGTTGGCGTGCCTGCGGTGTGGAGCACTCAGCTTTTGGCAAGCAACATTTCCATCTACGGGCCAAACGCAAAGGCCGTGGCTTCAGGCGTTGTGTATTGGATGGGGGTTGATAAGTTTTACAAATACGATGGTCGCGTTCAAACGCTGCGCTGCGACTTGCGCCAGTACATTTTTAGCGACATCAACCAAGCCCAAAGCCAGCAAGTGTTCTCTGGCACAAACGAAGGCTTCAATGAGATTTGGTGGTTCTACTGCTCTGCCGCAAGCACTGCGGTGGATAGGTACGTGGTGTACAACTACGCAGAGGACATCTGGTACTACGGGACCATGGGCCGCACGGCTTGGCTGGACTCAGGGCTGCGCGACTACCCTCTGGCAGCAACGTACAGCAATAATTTGGTGAACCACGAGCTTGGTGTTGATGACAATGAAACAGGAACTACTTTACCTATTGCGGCGTCAATTGGCTCGTCTGAGTTTGATATTGACGATGGGCACAACTTTGGCTTTATTTGGCGCGTATTGCCTGACTTGACGTTTCGGGGGTCAACGGGCGATCAGACTCCGCAGTGCAACTTGACGCTGATACCCATGCGCAACTCAGGCTCGGGGTTTACAACGCCAGCTTCCACCAACAACACCAGTACGGCGGAGATTCAACGCATTGCCACGGCTCCGATTGAGGAGTTCACGGGGCAGGTATACATCCGAGTGCGAGGCAGGCAACTCATCTTTAAGGTGGACTCTAGCCGCGTAGGTACTACTTGGCAGCTTGGTGTGCCTCGGCTCGACATCAAGTCTGATGGGCGTAGATGACATGACCCAACTCCAACAAACCGCAGTGCCGAGCCTTCCGCTGTCGCCGGAGCAGTTTGGGCGCATGTATCAGGATCAGCTTAACAACGTCCTGCGCCTGTACTTCAACCTGTTGAACAGCAACGTCAACAACATCATTGGCCCAAACGGTGGGCAATACATCGACTGCCCGAACGGCTTGTTCTTCAACATCGCGGATCAACCAATAGGCGCGGTAAATACAGCTCAACCCATTGACTTTCCGACTGAGTACCTCAACAACGCAATTCGCGTAAACTCCGGCACAGATAGCCGGGTGTACGTGGACATTGGCGGGGTGTACAACTTCCAGTTCTCCGGCCAGCTTCTCAGTGGATCAGCAAGTGCCAAGCAGGTGTATATCTGGATTGCTCGAAACGGCACAGACATTGGCTACTCCACTCACCAGTACACCATATCTGGCTCGAACACGCATTTAAACATCTCGTGGAATTTTGACATTGATTTGGATGAGGGTGAGTATGTGGAAATGCGCTGGGCATCAAATGACATTGACATGAAATTAGAAGCTGCTGCCGCAACAGCCCTCCACCCGGGTATGCCTTCTGCGGTGATCGCTGTAAACTTCATTGCGCCGCTGCCAGTGCCACGGCCCACTCCACCTTAAGGGAAAGCCATGAGTTTGACAACAACACAGCAGGCCGCATATGACCCGATTACCGGGCAAGCACAGCAAGCCACTGCGCTAACTGCGGGTACAACAACGCCAATCACGTTTACACCCGGCCTTGCCAATATGTCGGCACTAGATAAGGCGGTGGAGTACAAC